GCTCTAAAAGAAGCGATTCTTATGGAGGTGGCTGAAAGGTACGATAACAAAGGAGAGGCTAAAGAAGGCATCTCTGAACCAGCTAAGAAACGGGCAATACAATTTGCTCATGCTTGGCTATAAAAAACGAGAGTTATGAAAATAAGATTTCTAAAACCTCACAACAACAATCCAGCGGGTAAGGTGATCAGCATTAATGACAACAGAGGCGAAAGGCTCATAGGGTTGGGCATTGCTGAAAAAACAACCGCTAAGGAAACAGATGTTGTTGAAGAAAAAGAGAAAGCAGAAGGTTCGCCTGTTACTGAAAAAAGACAGATCAAAGCAGCTAGTGAGAAAAAGAAAAAGTAAGTGGCTAAAGAAATACATAGCGGTGATTTAAAACACAGAGTTGTATTAAAACAGCCAACGGAGGCAGTGAATAATGAAGGTGGTACTGAATTAAGCTACCCGACCAGTACGATAGAAACATGGGCAGCGATCAAAACAGGCAGACAGTACCGGACAAATGAGGCAAGTGGAACAGGGATAATAACGGTTGACGAGTTCTTTATAAGATGGGCAGCAGCAAGGGGATCAATAGCTAAGGATTGGCTTCTTGTGTTTAACAGTAAGGATTACACGATACATGAAGTTGATACTAGCAGTAAAAAATTCATTCGCATTGTTGCAAGGGTAAAAGACTAATGGCTAAAGGCGCACATATCAAAGTAAAAGGATTAAAGGAGCTTAAAAAAAGGCTCAAAGAAATACCTGAACAGATAGCTAGTGAGTTTGATGCAGTGATGGGAGCGGCGGCAAATGATTATGCGAACAGAGCTATAGACGATGCACCGAGAGATCAAGGGTTAGTAATCCAGGAAATACAGTCCAATCAAAAGAAGGTGATGTATTGGGAAGTAACGAGCGGGGCCGAATGGAGTGCATATATCGAGTGGGGTACACGAACAAGGGCAAGGGTGCCAGCGGAATTAGCAGCGTATGCAGCGCAGTTTAAAGGCGGTGGTAAGAAAGGAGGAAATCCAAAACAAAAAATATTCGATTGGTGCAAAAGGTTAGGTATTCCTGAAGAAGCATGGTATCCAATATTCATAAGCATTATGACAAAAGGTATTCATCCGCACCCGTTCTTTTTCATACAGAAGGCACCGATAGAAAAGCAGTTAATGATTGATTTAAAAGATACGATTAAGCAGGTAATGAATAAATAATATGGCAAAATCATTTTTGAGCGAAGAAAGCCAAAGAGAATTAGTAAAGATTCGTTTTTGTCCGATTAGAAAAATACTGGTGGCTGTAATGCCTTCCGGCGAAGAAATACCATGTGTTGCTGGGATTAAGATAGAAAGCAATGAAGGGGCCTTGCCGATAGCGACTATTGAATTGTATTTCGATATGTCGGAAATAGTAGAACACAAAGAATGATTAACCAGGCACCATACATAAGACAGGCTTTGTACGCACTTCTTAACGGTGCTGTGATTTACGGAGGCGAAGCCGTACCTGTTTATGACAATGGAGGCAAGGCGAAACTAAAGTATCAAATATTGATACAGGAAATGGATTCCAACAACGAAGGGACAAAGCATTCAATAACGGAGAGGTGGCAACAAGTTATTGAAGTGGTGGCAGAACAAAGAACGGCAGCAAGAATACACGTTGATGCGATAGGAAATGAAGTGATTAACCGGATGAAGCCAGCACCACGAACAACAGGAATAAACTTAGACAGTCAATTCCAATTATTGAACGTAAAAAAGGAAGGCCAACGCTATATAACCGATTATGGACAAGACGGGACATTTATAGTAAGGCTGGTAATAAGATTTAGCTTTTTAATCAATCAAATAAATCCTAACAATTAAAAAATAATCACAATGGCCGATTTAACCAACAATATTAGTTCCAACATCACAGGGCTTTGGATTTCCACAGCTCTTGATACTCCGGTATGGAAAGAAATTGTTTGTGGCACTGATGTAAGCCTTGACGGTTCAGCAGACATAACAACAACTTCAACGAAATGCGGAACTGCTAAAAGCAAAGGTTCTATGTCCTGGAGTATGTCAGGTAGCGGGGTTGCTAATCACTCTCCCGATTCTGATGAATTGTCAGCAGATGAACTAATTGAGATCGCACAGGGCACAGCACAGGTTCTTATTCGTTGGCAGGACAACACCACACCGGCTAATTTTTACCGTTCATCAACTGCACACATTACAGCTTATACTGAGAATGCACCAGAAGGCGGAACAGTGGAGTTTGATTTTACGGCTGAATTACAAGGAAACATTGACCTAACACCAGCGGCATAATGAAGTATCCAGCAGATTACACCATAAAGCTAAAAAGCGGGGTTGAAATCCCTCTTTTGTTCAACTTCTACGGCAACAAAAAGCTAAGCGAGCAGTGGGGCATCGAATATGATGTCATGGCGCAGGGTTGCATGAATAAAGATGATGGTTCACTAGGCGATACGATCAAGATTAACAATCTGCCTGACATACTACTGTCAGGACATAAGACTTGGTGCCGATTTAATGAGGTGGAATGCACAGCTACAGAATTGGAAGCCTGCTTGTGGATGGACGAATTGCCGTGGCGAACATCAAAAGAGCTTGAAGCTATTTTGCGAATCTTCAGCTCTCACTTGTTGGTGGTTGATTTAAATGATGTAAGTGTTAAGCCAACGGAACAACCTGCTGATAGCAAAAAAAAAGCAGGAACGAAGAAAAAGTAACATGGCGTTACATAGAAAAGGAAGCATACAAAGCAGGGCTGAAGCCTCACGAACTTGATGTATTGCCTCTACATAGGGTTTGGCTATACATCGAAGCAAGTATAGAGAACGATCAAAACGAATGGGAGCGAACAAGAATACTTGCGTACATGATGGGAAAATTTGGAGGCAACAGCGATCCAAAGAAGTTTCCTAAAACACCTCAAAAGTTCTGGCCTTTCCCCTGGGAAGCTCAAACAAGTGGAAGAAAAAGCAAAGAGCAGATACTAGCAGAGCACAACGAGAAGAAGCGGCAAAGAGCGATGGTCAGCCAGCGTATTGAATTACTCGATCAACCTAAATAAAGATGCCAACCGAAGAAGGATTCTTAATTACTATAGCGGGGGATGATTCGGGTCTTGACAAGGCTTTTGAATCGGCATCTAAGGCTTTAGGTAAAATCGAGGACGTAGCGGATAATGCCTCTAAATCACTACAAGGACTTTCTTCTGTTTCTTCCAAGGTATCAAACGCAGCCGCTAGTATAGCAAAATCTTCAGAGGTTGCAGAATCTTCACTAACCAGTTTAAGCAATATATCAGGTCAGGTAGGAAGCAAGATAGGCGAAGCTTTATCGGGCAGCGGCAATATAGGTCAGTCCATTACGACAAGCGTTGAGCCAGCCATACAAATACTGGAAAGGTTACAGGCTGAAATGATTGAGCTAAAGGCTGCAATCGCATCTTCTACCAATACGGACGAAATATCCCGATTAAATAAGGCACTTGGAGAACTGGAAGGCCAGGCAAGAAGCATAACTATAACAGGCGATTACACCGAACTAAATAAAGCTTCTGATGGTGCGGCTAATTCACTTGCAAGAATTGACGAGGCCACCAAAAGAGCCAACACTTCATTAAGCAATCATGCGAGTGTAGCTAAGAATGCCGGAAATTCAGCCGGAATCATAGCCAAATCAGCGGACGAAGCACAGGTATCACTTACCAAACTAAGCAACGTATCACAACAGGCAGGTGAAAGAATACAGACAGCACTTACAGGCAGTACGAATATTGGCGAGAACATTACTAAAAGCGTTACACCTGCAATTGCTATACTGGACAGGTTAGAGGTTGAAATGGCTGAACTAAGAGCGGCTATTGCATCGTCTACATCTACAGAGGAACTTGAAAGATTAAAAATTGCCCTTTCCGATTTAGAAGGACAGGCACGAACAATAAAAATAAGTGCTGACTATAAAGAATTAAACGCAGCTTCTAAAGGGGCTGTTAATTCACTTGGGAAAATAGATAAGGCACTTGAAAGCACGAACAGAAACCTTGCAAAACATTCTGTTGTATCAAAAGCGGCGTCAGGCGCAGCGGCACAACTAGCAAAGAGTTCAGCGGTTACTGGCGGTTCATTGGATAAGGTAGCTAAAGGCTCCGGCGCTGCTACTCAATCGCTCATAAATACATCAAGAGTTCTACAAGATTTGCCTTACGGCTTTTTAGGTATTGCGAACAACTTAGATCCGTTACTGGAATCCTTTCAAAGATTAAGAAAAGAAAGTAAAGAAACCGGCGTTTCGTTGGGTTCATCTCTTAAAAGTGCTTTGATGGGGCCAGCCGGTTTAGGTATCGCATTAAGCGCCTTATCCTTCATTGTAATAAAGTTTGGTGATGATATTGCAGCGGCTTTCAATAAAGCCAATGTAGGTGCTGAACGGATGAACAGCATTTTTGCCGGTGGCATGGAAGGCTTTGCTAAAGCCGGATCATTAGTAAAAGAACTTGGAATAAACATAGACCTTTGCTAAACAAGGGTTAC